TTCTTTCGGCTAAGTCCCTTCGTCGACTTTTTTCGCTTTTTCTTCATAGCTAGAAGTTTTCAAACTCGCAATGTTTCTAGACCGTGCTACGCACGAACGGGTCGTCATATCCTCGAGAACCATAATAAGGATCTTGCTGACTAACCCGAACCGCTGCTTGCAACCCTTCGAAGTCTTCGTCCTTCATTCCCTTCAAATCAGCGAATAATTGCTCATAGATAGAAAACCAGTGTCTGGACTTCTCGATCTTCCCTAGACCACTGCACAGAATGGCAGTCGCCAACGCGATGATAATATCATCAGCAGCTTCGAAATCCAGCGCATCGGCAATATCCTCTCCACTCGGCGGCTGAAGATTTGCCACAGATCTAGGAAATACACAAAACCTAATATCCATAACATACTGATCATCTTCGACAATAGGCCATGTCTCAATGATCTGTGCGCGAGTCTGTGGATCTAGCGTGTTATCAAACGGTTTTGTATTCCACCGAGTGTAGAACTTCGGAAAGCCACGCTGATAAGTTTCGGGATCAGGAATCTTCTGATCAAACTCACTAGCGGTCATTTTGATCAGCTTATGGGCTTGCTGATTAGCTGGTTTCTTCACCTTGATCGAATAAATCTGTCGAATGATAGATGTAGTTGAAGTCAGAAGCTGCAACTCGACAAATTTATCTACATCCGGATCATCCGTGAAGGGAACAGGAAACGAGTTTGTCTTATTAAACTCGTCCCAAATAGCCTTTCTGGCTAGCCGCATCTGAGCTAGGTCAATAGCTACGTCGATCCGACTGCTAGTGTCGGTATCCAATCCAGATTCGTTTCTTCCACCTAGATTGGCTCTAATCTCGGTACGAATTTGACCAAGACTGATTCGAAGATTAGATGGTCCAAATGTAGGCATAGCTAAAAGGGAGAGGGGACGTTAGTCCCCCCTCCAACCTCCTCAGAACGGGAAATTCGCAATGAACTTCTTGCTTGCAGCAATCGTGACAATGCCAATCTCCGGGAGTCGCTCGGCCGCCGCATCGACAACATCATTCTGTCCACGCAGCGCTCCGTCAGCATCTCCCAGCACGAGCGTAACCCCGTCAGCAACGGCAACCGGCGTACCATCGTTAGAAGTCTCGAAGGCCGTGGTATGCGTGGCTTCGCCTCTAATCTGAATCCACACATAGTCACCGTCAACACAAGCTGCCATCAACTGTCCAGCAGCGATAGTCAACACCGAAGTGTCCATCGACACCTCATTGTTGCCGTATCCAGCGTTAGTGTAGTAGACGACAGTATTGCCAGCAACACCGGCCACATTACCGGCGCCATCATTATACTTGACGTACTTGTAAACTTTGTTCCCCTCAAAGCGAAGCGTTCCCAACTCTTCCTTCGGAGTAGTGAAAACTTCAGTCAGTGAAGAAACAAAAACCTGCTTGATACCTCTGCTAGCCATGTATCACCTCCTTACGGCGTGTTAATGGTGTGCATGACACCATGCGCACGACGACGGTTAGTGGTCATTGTGATAGCCGAGATGATCTGTGCAGCACGATCATTGACCTGATTCGGAATCGGCTTCCATTCGGTCATATCGAAATAGTAGCCAGGGTCGGCTACCATCTTGATATACTTGGTGTTTAGAAAGTAGATGCTAGAAGGAGCCGAGGGGCTCCAGATCATCGGACTTCCCTTAAACACCATGTTCTCGAATCCGAGGTCGGTCAACTTCTGGTTGTGAATCTGATACTTGTCGAATACTGCTTCTTCATAGTATTCAAAGATTGTCTGATTCGTTACCAGAATGTCAGGCTTCTCCTGACCCTTGTTTCTCGAGCAATTGTTCATCATCGTGCGCATGTTCTGCACGCCCGCAGATGAGAACGAAATGCCGGTCATATCCTTGAACTTGTTTCTCCACCAGTCGTAAGTCTGCTGATTGATACCACCAACAGTGACTGACGTTGTTGGATCGTTGGCGACCAACAGAAGCAAGCCATCAAAAGGACCGCCGTCGGAACCAGCTCCAGCAAACAGCTGAATCTCCAGAGTGTCAACCAGCGAGTCTTGGGCATTCTCGAGCTTCGTACTCGCAAGGTTGATAATCTGCATCCGGCCCCGATTCTTCTGGTCATCCACGCCAAAGCGTGTGATCGGAGCGACGATGTAGTGCCAGATATAGTAGGCGCCAGTCAGGATCTCACGATCCTGCAACGTGACGGTTCCACCCTTACCTAGCCACACCACATCATCGTTCTTCTTGTAGACCAGAGTTTCCTCTATGAACCTACCACCCTCCTGAAACTTGATGCGATCGTTGTCTCGCAGCCAGAAGTAGAAAGGAGTCGCCTCGAAGATGTTATCTACGGCTCCTTCCTCTCTCATATGCTGCCAGGTGGTAGTATAGAGATTATCAATTTGTTCCGTAATACTGTTAGGAACGGCCATTGAGTTACCTCACACTACCGAATCACTGATGCTGAGGCATCGTGCTCGGTACCTCAGTTCCAATTGCTAGAGCACCGTCAGGAAGTTCACCTATTACTTCGTCAAATGCCTTCGAGGCTGCCTCTAGCGCGGAAACTCTCTTCCTCTTTATCGGCCGTCCGGCCGCATCAACTTCAGGTTCACGAGGGCGCATAGCTCTATCAGGAGAGCTAGTTGGAGTGAGTCCGAAGAACTTCGGTGGCTCGGACTTCTTCTCCGTAAACTTCAGATCCATTTCCTTCGCCTTAGCCGGATTTTCACTCCGGACTAGGGTATACATCTGCTTGATTGTCAGACCGGGATTCATCTTCGCCAGCTCGGACAACTCACTCTGCCATTCGAAGAAATCCTTATTCTTCGCAGCAAACTCTTCTACTTCCTTTCCGACTTTGTAAGAGCCGAAGGATTTCTGCAAATCCCCGAACTTCTCATCAACCGTCTTTAGACGTTCGTCCAGGATTCTTCCAACCTCCTTGGACATAGCTTCCAGCAGACGCTTCGTTCCACCTGGCTCGTTCAAATCCGCTTCTTCATCCTCCTCATCGGCAGCCTCCGGCGGCTTATCGAGCTTAACCAGAAGACTGTCGATCTGTCTCGCTTGATTGGCAAGCGCCAGTTGTTGCTGTCCAACTACCTTCAAAACACCGCCGATCATAGTTTCCAACTTCTTGGAAAGCTCAGCCAGGGGATCGGGAGCCTGTTGCTGTTGCAGTCCTTCGGGCATCGTAGTCTCCTACATCACTTCTTTCCAGATTTCTTCAAACTCTTCGAGATTCGCTTGGCCATCTCGGCCGGCGTAAGATCCGGATCTCTAGACTTAGCCGGCTTCGGGCTAGCTGCGGAGATTTCTTCTCCCGCTGATTTCTGCGAGGCAGCTACTTCATCAGCCACCGACTGCTCAATCACATTCTGAAGGGGATCAACCGCAATTGTTCGACCGTCAGGCCAAGAGACAGGCGCCACTTGGAGTGACTTCTGAAACTCAGGCTCCATCAACGCTTGGCCAACACGTCCCTTCAGCTCGTTGTACCTTCTGCGCAACATCGTGTTAGCGCGTTCAATTTGCCCAGGTGTTAGAAACTGATAGCCTTCGAGAGTGATCTCGAGGTCGCGCATCCCCGTGAAGCGGATAGTTGCAACTGCCGGGGTGCTAAGCAGCTGTCGTACTTCCTCACTCATTTCCCATCCTCCAGCAGTTTGCTGTATAAGCCGCGCTCTTGACAGATATCTTTCAGATGCACGGCGTCGCGGACCACCGTATTTTCAAAAGCTAGGTGTTCCCAATCGCCTCGAGGGAACGCTTCCCGAGCGAAGAAATCATTCTTGCCAAGAATCTGATGGAACATTTTTCCACCCGGACAGTAGGGACAGAAGAGATTATCTCGAATTTCGGTCCACACCGCGATCGTAACCTCGGTCTCATCCCGTGCTCCACACTTCTCGCATTTGAGGGTGTAAGTAGGCATTAAGCAGCAATAGGCTGACGTTGCGGCATAGCTTGGGGAGCCTGCCTACCTACACCTTGAACCAACTGATTGGCTTCACCAAACGAGAGCGGATTCTGCGCTGACATGCCAGGCATGCCTGTTTGACCGAACGTCCGAAGCATGTTGTCAAAAGCTTGACCCTGCATCTCGTGAAGGAGGAATTGAGTCAGTTGAAAGGGGTCAATCAGTGGATTCGTCTTCAAAACAGTGTAGAGCTGCAAAGCCTTCTGTTCCCGCAACTCTTTCGTCTCTGGTATACTGTTGTCGGGATCAATCACGAATTCATACTGTCCCCGTTCTAGCATCTTAGGTTGAAAGCGAACCCAGATGGGGAAGTTAGCCGGCCCTACTATCTTAACCACCTGCTCTTGTGACCAGTGAGCGAATATGATAGGATTCATGGTTTCAATCAGATCGACTAACATATCCGCTATCATGTCGCGGCGCTCGTCGATCCTTATCTCCGAAGACATTTTAACAACCCGGACTTCTTCAGCTGTCCTGGCACGACTACCGCCCTGATATTCACCACTCTCGTTTCGGCTGAATCCCATCGTTTCACGCACGTCCGCGGTTATAATCTCCTCGGCTTTTATCAAACCGTCGGGAATGTCGCCCACGTTCAGTGGTTGTACCGAATTCTGAATATCACCTTTCACCCATGCCACAGCAGCTACATCGGGTCCTAACAGCTTGTCAACTTCGGTTGCGTCGATAGCTCCTGTTTTCGCAAGCAGTTTGACGATCGAGATTCGCCGGTGATACATCTGAAAAGTTCGAATATCATTCAACTCTAGCTGTTGTGGCTCGAGAATCTTCGAGTCAGGAACGCCCCAACACCACTCATCGTCTTCGTTAAAGACCAACACCGACTCAACTCGGCTTCCGAGCTGTAGATATTCGTCGTCTTCGAAGAGAAGAGCCTGTTCGGTGTTGTAGGGTGAGATGATGAAAACCTTACCCGTTTTAATGTCCCGAATCTCATAGAGGTCACACTCCTGAGTCGGCTTCGACAGATAGGTAGCTCCACCATCCGCTACTACTTGTCGACCTCGAGTTCCAAGCCCGCTAGTGTGTTTAAGTCTCGGATCTGACTTAACATCGTTGAGTTCGCGAGTGATCTGGAAGGCGCTCCACCTACGATCCTCAAAACGAACTGTCCCATCCGGTACGATGTAGTTTGCGGGACTGGACGACAGAAACCAGGGCATGTTTGGAAGAATATCGAGGTTATATTCGATGGCCTCTTTTCCACGAGACACGCGAGGCGCTTGTGTGTCACCAAAAGATTCAGGTGATGCCTGATATTGGCTTCCAAATCCTTTCTTTCCAACTCCGGTTCCAAACATCCACGCATCTTGCACCATCCTCTTCATATGCTGCTTCAGCTTGATCTTGCGAATCAGAGTGTTGTAAGTCTGCTCCATCATGGCGGAAAGGAGCCAACCCTCACTCCCGCCCATCTTGTTAATCACGGATATTGAAGGATTCCGGAAATAGACGCGCGGCACTACCGAACGGATGTACTTGAAAAAGATATTCGATGGCATTACGCCCGGCTTCCAATTACCCCTGTAGTAACTCCTCCAAAGATCCCAGCTTGTCTCATAAGCGGTTCTCTTGCGAAACGCTATCCCTCGGCGAATTTCGCCCAGCCAATAACCGACATCGGGTTTACCGTTCTTCAGGTAGCCTTCCACTGGGTTCTCTCATTTAGTCTGTTTAAGTGGGGAACGATGTGGGAGCCGATGTTACTGGGATAGTCACAGCACGGGAAACGGAGTGCATCAGCTGTCTTGTAGGCACGGGATAGAGCTTGTTCCACTTCGCGTCCCCGTGCTGTGACTGTCACAATCTCAGTGAATTCGCCGCTAGCGTAATAGAGATCGTCCTGTTTGAACACACCAGCTAGGAAACTATGCTTCAGATTGCCATTACACACTCCGGTTAGAGGAGCACCGAAATTGGACTCCATTCTACTGTGGGAAGTCAGTGCTACACAGAAATCATCTCCAAATAGGACGTCTTTTCGGCTCGAGAACGCGATATCGTGCAAAAACGAACCGTAATCCTCCACTTCGAGCAATCCCTCCAGAAAACTGTATGTTTCGGGGAATTTAAAGCCCAGATAGACCTCTCCGACTCTCGAAGTGTTGTGTACTTGATAGATTTCAGCGAAAACGGGTCCGTGATAGTCTATCACTTTCAAAAACTGGCCTAGCCGGTCATAAGAGTAGGTCAAATCGCTTAAACGCTTCAAAATCGTCGCCCAACCCACTCCGTTGAACAGAATAGTAGGCGGAGTAACCCAAGCTAGGCCGTCAAACCACCGGAGTGACATAATAGAATGGGTCGGAACGTCGAAAGACTGTAAAACCTTGGTGTTTGGAGGTAGTTTCTGGATCGCCCAGCTGAGCCAGTCCACATTCTCGCAGTAAATCTTCCGATTTTCCCATGAAATCCAGCAACGGGTTGGTCGATCGTCGGCCAACAACGAGTAAATATCTGCCAAATCGCGGTAGAGACGCGCTTCAGAGGTTGGAATGTCAAACTTCAGCTTAACAATGTACTGATCGGGAAGATTTCTATTGAAATGCGCTGCTAGAGGAGTATAGCCGATTAGTGGTTTGTTATACTGTTTCGCATAATCGACTATCTCCGACCAATCTCCATCGGCTACGATAGCGAATTTGCACTTCATCAGGGCTGGCAAAGCCAGATGCTCGATCGAATACAGATTCTCGCCGGTCTTAACGAGCGGTTTCTCCGCCGACGAGTGAACCATCACGTTGTGGCCCTCTCTAGCTAGCCGTTCAGCCAGCCCTAGGCCACTATACGAACTAGTGAGTAGGAGTACGTCCACTTAGATATACCTGATTTGGGATAGGGAAGGAGGAAGCGCTTCGTCGCTTCTGTAGACCTGCCAGGATACCCTCTAGCGAAAACTCGTCAAACCTCCTCAGTTCTTCGCCACTCAACCTGTAGGCGGGCGGATTCAGAATCAAAGCTGCCGCATCGCGGATATACGAAGCGATCGCGGCTGCAATTACTGTGTCATCGTAACACCCATCTTCTGCTTCTAGCTTCTTTGTATCCTCCTTCTGGACAAAAGTCGTCAATTCGCTTCTCAGAACTGGACTATAGATCACCAGCTCGTGAGCCAGATCCTGACGCAGACTATTCAGAATGATCGGCTTCGTCTTCTTCGTCGTCTTCACTCCATAGTTGACTAGTGAATCGCTATCTTCTACAGATGAATGGATCAGATGGGGAGGGTAAAGTTCTACCAGCTTCAATAAAGTAGCGAGACCGTGGTTATTCGATTCTACGCCTATGTAGGCACCACGGTAAAAGTCGCCTAGCTCCTTCAACTTGTGTGCGAACAAGTTAGGATCGGTCGAATCCGATACCCATTCCCCCACCTGACGAAACTCAACCAGATCGAATATCTCGGCACAGCTGCGATCCTGTCCCACACCTGCGGCCACATCCGCCCCGATCACATACCTGCTAGTTCGACTAACCACATCGGCAGCTAGTGCCCAGAACTGATCGTCAATCTTGATCCACTGTCCAACTCTGGCATCGTAATTAACTGCTGGGAAGATCGAACGACCGCTCGTCTGAAAGCACTCGTCGAGACTAATCGGATATTCTTGCTTAAACAGCTGGAGGTCATAGTCCAGTTCCTCGAGCTTCCTCCTTCGCCAAGCAAGCTGCTCGAGAGTTACTCCCATCTGATAGAGCTTATTCTCTTCCCAGCCATCTCTCAAATCCTGTATCAGCTCCATCTTCTCATCTTCGCTGAGCGCTTGCTGATATTCTGGATGCTCTAGCCAATTCATGAAGTGAAGGGTCCACAAACTGTTGCCAGTCTGCGCGCGCATGCAACTGTTGTAGAAATAACCACCCGCCCCATTTCCAGTGCTCTCCAGATGGACTTCCCCATTCGGAGTTACCGCTTGCAGCAAGCCAGCCATCAGCTTTTTCGCATTCGACCAGAAGGCTACTTCTGATCCGTGGAGAAAGTTGATAGTATCGCCGCGACCGAAATCGCGATCACCGGCCGTCCCGATATAGATCGTCGAATCTGTTTTTGGGAAGCTAATTTCGTTACGGCTAGATATTCCAAGAGCCGGGCTCGGTCCTCGAATATTGTCGATAGTCCAGTGGACCCGATCGAGCAACTTGGTCGTAGCCTCAGCATCATGACTGATTATAACCGCCCTTGTGTTTTTAATTCCCAGACACTGTGCCAACCCCCGACCTAGGTAGTAAGCTGATATTCCCAGTTGTCGGGCTTTTGGAACCAAGTTGCGTTTAGAGATGCGCGCGTCTAGCTTCGCTTGCTCGTTGTTCAAGATAAAATCAACAACGCGTCGATCTTTATCAACGATGGAAAACATCGCCTCGATTACGAGACGTTCAGCGCTATAACCTGACACCATGTCGCGTTCCGCGAGCGCTACCAAATCCGAACCAGGATCGTATCCTGCGCCAGAGCGACTCCACCTGATCCGAAAATTCCCGTCATATCTAGACGGAAGATATCTTCGGAAACTGCTCCCTCGACGGTTACATTCCGGGGGATGTAATCCGCCTGACTATCTGCATCACCTT